CCGGGTCCGCGAGAGTTGTGGCGGCTGACATCAGCGCACCCCGGCGGGTCGGCGACCACTCAGCTCTCTCGATAGCTGCGGACGCAGCGCGATGATTTCGTCCTTCGTATCGTCGATGGATTGTTGCAGGTCGACGCTATTACCCTTGATCGGGGAAACCGTGCCGCCCCGATTCGGGATAAACAGCTCCGGGCCATCCTCGCCAACCATCGACGCCTGGCCGCGCTCCAGCGGTCCGCCGAACTGGCGCATGGTAAGTGATCCACCAGCGACCGCATTCGACTGGTTGAACAGCTGGGCGACTAGATCGTCCATATTGAAGTCGGTCACATTGAATCGAATCGTCAGCAGCCGGCTCAATAGGTAGTCGTAAATCATCTCGGCGAATCCCGAGCCGATACCGTCAAGACCAGACGCCAGCTCGCGCGCTTGCTCCAGGCTTGCATTGCCTGGAAGGATCGCCCCCATAATTGTCGGGATGATTTCATCCTCGAGCATATCGACACCGCCCTGGCGTCTCGGCCTGGTTCGCCTGTATAGCCTGCCACCTAGCCCGACGTTTTCGGATAGCTGGCGCAGCGCCTCGCCGAAACTCGCCTGCATATAATCGGTTCCGCTTCGTCTGACCCTGTTGATCTGCTTGGATGCCGACTCTCCGCCGAATATCGACCCGAATATCTTGTCGAAAATACCGTATATGACCATGGAGCCAGGATCGAATACCATGCCGCCGCCCTGGAATCCGGGCATCTTTCCGGCGTTGAGCTGCTCGAAGAACCCGGCGCCGAACTTGCTGACCGAAGATTGTCGAATCACAAACTCACCAGGCGACAATCGCGCGAGCACCTTGTCCTCTTTAGGACCGCCAGAACCGCGAACACGACCGCCGGAATCGAAGCCGTCAATCGGTCCGCCGTCACGAATACCTGGAATCAGATTCTTCAGGAAATTGATGCCGACCGATGCTATTGCGGCAGCGGCAATATCTGCCAGCACCTGGAGTATCGCCGTTTTAAAAAGACCAAACTTAGTTTCCGCGCCAGTGAAAAAAGTGCCTAGCGCCGTTGTCAGGCTAGTGAGGGCGCCACCAAAACCGCCAAGAGCGGAGTCCTCACCAGTAAATAAATTTTTAATAGCATCACCAAAATCCGTTACGGGGGTAGTGCTGAAACAGCCATCGATGGCGCCCTTGATCCCGCCTTGCCCGGCGCCGACGAACTTCTCGATCAGCTCGCCGAATACCGGGCTCTCGTTGAGAGCTTCCATTTTTCCCAAGAACTGCCCGACGCCAGTGTCGTCAAATGCGTCCTTGATCGCCTTCTGGAGCGGAGTGAGCTGCTCCTCGCGCAGCTCCTTCAGCTCATCCTTGACGTCGGCGGTCGCGCGTCGATATTGCTCGGTCGATATCTGACCTTTTCGCAGCATCTCGTCGTAATCCTTGAGCGCCTGCTCCGCCTCGGATATCTCGCGCTCGACTCGAGTCGCTTCGTCGTAGAGCTTTTTCTGCTCGCTGGTCATGCCAGCGGTCGCGTCAGTTGCTTCCTTCAGCTCCTTCGTCAGCTCTTTCAGGCGCTTTTCTGTCGCGGTGAATACGGTCGTATTCTCGAGCCCCGCGTCCGCCAGCTCCTTCAAGCTCGCCTCGAGCAGTGCTTGCTCGTCAATCAAGTCCTGGGCTTTGTCCTTGACCCCGGTGTACTGCTTAGACAGCTCCGCCATCTCGCGACGGAACTGCTCCGAGCTTGTCTCGCCATCCTCGAATCGCTTTTTCAGAATCGCGACCTGGGCAGCGTAGTCCTCGAGGTCTTTTTTCGGCTTCAGTGCCTTCTCTCTTAGCTTCTCGAGCGCGACCCGGAACTCATTGGTTCGCAGCGTTGCGTCAATTTCTTCGTCGGCGATTTTGTCGACGCCTTTCGCGAAGGCCGGCAATTCCCTCTTGCTCGCGGTTACTGTGACGTATTGCAGCTCCTCCACCGCCTCGGTGAACCCGTCCGTCTTATCGGCAACGTCGTCGGTGTCGTCCTCGAGAATCCCGAATCGCTTGCCGAGCTTTTTCAGGTCGTCCGCGAAATACGTCGCAGCAGCTCCGGCAGCGCCGATCACTACGGCAATCGGTCCGAGCGCCGTCGTTAGCGCCAGGGCTGCAAGTCTCACCAGACCGAGCGCCTTCGCGAGCTGCGCGAGACCGACCGCGAACTGGAGAACCTTGACCCCAGCGATTGCCATCGCGAAATACTTGAGACCCTTTGTGATCGTGTCGATATTGGTGAGCAGGTAATCCAGACCCTTCAGCAGTCCTTGCGTCATCGGCTTAATCAGTGCCGCCAGCTTATCGGCGACGTCCTGCATGACCGGGATCGAATCCCCGAGCCCGTCGATCATTGCCACTTGAACCTGGCGCTGCATCAGATCCAGGCTATCGTTGAATTCCTCAATCGCCGGGAGTGAGTTGTTGTCGATCTCGAGCCCCAGCTCGCGCATTCTGCGTTCGGTCTCCTCGAGCGGCTCCCGGCCTCCCTCGAGCATATTGACCATCGAGGCGCCTTCGCTATCGAATAGCTTGAACGCCAAGCGCAAACGATCCGCCGGATTCTGGACGCCAGCGAATGCGTCGGCCAGTACCTTCATGCGTTCCGCGAGCGGTAGATTCTGGATTTCTCGGGCATTAACGCCCAGCTCGATCAGGGCATTTTTTGCTTCGCCCGTTCCCTGGGCAGCTTCCGCCGTCCGGCGCACAAATCGCTGGAGCGCCATGTTCGCGGTGTCGGTAGATATCCCGGCGAGATTCGCCTGGGTTTGAAATTTGAACAGCTCGCTCGCAGTAACGCCGAGCTTCCTGGATGTCTTGCTTAATGCGTCGGCAGTTTGTAGCGCATTCCGGGCCATTAGCCCGAAACCGGCTGCGCCGGCTGCGGCGCCCAGGGCAGCGGTCATGCCGCCCAGGGACCGCTGGATATTGCCGATGGCCTTACCCGCTTGGTTTAGGTTGCGATTTAGAGACGAAATGGCTTTGTTGGTTAGGTCTTGCCCCTCGAATCTGATCTTGACGACTTGACCGGCTGCCATTCATTGCCTCTTTTCGTTGCTTCTCTGCTTCCTCCGCTTGTATCTGGAAGAACAGCGACCATTCTGTGAATTCCTCGACGGTCATCTCATCCTCGAGCTGGGCCATGGTCATGCCCAGCTTCTCCGCCAGAATGAAACGGAACTTTCTATCCGCCGATTCCCTTAGTTTTTTTCAAGCGCCTCCGCATCGGTTGCCATGATTTCGTTCGCAATCCTTGCGACCACATTGGCATCGACATCCTGGCGGAGAGCAGTCTTGTCCTCGATAGTGAACAATTTGTCTCCGTTATCGTCGACCAGCTTCATAATCAGCAGCTCCGCCAGCGTATCCGCATGGCTTTGCTTCTCGGTCAGATATTGAAGTCGACCCTGATCCTTGAGAGTGAAGGGCGACGAATAAGCCAACAGCGGCCCATCCTCGTCGCCCCACTCCGGGATTTCGATACACTTCAGCGGTTTCGACTTGAAATGCTCGGTCGCCCGCTGAATGACGGGCGACCTGCCTTTCGCGGCCATTAAGAGACGGTGCCTTCAGTGAGTGCGCCGTCACCCTGGAGAGACAAGGATGCCTCGACCAGACCGTCGAATGAGCTGCTGATCGAGCGACCCGTGACAATAGCCGCTCCACTGAGCTGGTGGTCGCCGGTAGTGTTACCCTCGACCTGCAAACTAACAGTCACCTCGCTGCCCACCGTCAAGGCGCCCTGTCCGCTGGTGTCGGTGTCATCGAAAAACACGTCGACGGTTCCGCTCCAGCTTTTCAGGGATGTCTCGAATGTGCGATATGTGTCGCCCATTGCAGTGCTCTCGATGGTGTCCATCGTTTCGTCTACGCTGAACGATCTGATTTCGGCGATCGCGCTACTGCCTACCAGCACGGTCCCGTCGTTGCCTTTCAATGTTGCCATTTAATTTGCCTCCTCGGCTTTTGCTGGTGCGTGATCTTTCGATTTCGCTTTCGGCTTTGTGGCTGGTTCAGTCGTCCAGCCGTTCATTATGAGCCGACCCGCGTCCAGCTCATAAACCTTTATCGGGTCGCCGCCACCTGGGGGCCACACCTGAATTCGTTTTGCCATCGTCTTGCTCTCCTTTATGCAGCGGTTCCGACGTCGTTTTCGACGGTAACATATTCGACCTCGATGCTGATCTTTCCGTTCGCGATAGGCTGATCGCCATCGCCAGAAAAATCCGCCTCGAAGCCAGTGACCCGCGTATCTTTTGCGAGTCCGCCTCGAGTCAAATCCGTTGCGAGTGCTTCCTCGATTTCCTCGCTGATTGTATCGAGAACGTTGTCAAAATTCGATACCCCGCGCGCATAACAGTCGACCGTGACCGTCAGGGTCCGCACCTGAGTCCTGGGCGCCCTTATCGTCTGCACCTCAATCTCTTCGCTGTCGGTGTAGATCGCCAGGCCGGGGAGCTTGCTGCTCTCCAGGGGATACACGCGCGTTCTGAATACGTTGCTGCCGGTAGTCGTCAGCCCGGTCAACGTCGTCACGATATCGTCGCGGATTTGCTTCCGAACGTGCGCCATTTATTGCTTCTCGAGCTGGAGCATTGTGACGCCGGTCCCGTCGTTCATTACGACCCGGATCACATAGCTTGTGGAATTAACGGTCAGCGCATCGCCATCGGCTGCTGCCGAGACGTCGCTGGTTTTGCATTGAAAAACGGGGGCGCTCGATGAGACCGGGACAAATCCGCCGACCTCGATGGGCTCATATTCGTCGTCGAATATCCCCTTGATATCTGTGGCGCTGCCGCCTGCTGGCGTATATGACGCCGTGACAGCGAAATCGTCGGTATCAAAAAATACCGCGCGCTCGGTGTCAGTCTCGACGGCCACTTACTTCGCCGCCTTCTTCCTGGTTGCTTTAGGCTTCGCCGCGCGCTTGTCCGCGTCGACTTCGTTCGCCTCGGTCCAGGCTACCGCCCGACCGCGAGAAATCAGCCAATGGCCGTCGACGTCGCTCACCTCGAGCGCCCTGCCGGCTTCCTGGTGCTCGCCTTCCCAGGCGATTGAACTCAATAATTTAACTTTCATCTGAACCTCGAAAAAATGGCGCCCCGTAGGGCGCCGTGGTTTGCGTCTTAGGTAGTGACGTCCAAGATAGCCGCGAAGCTCTCCGCGTGACGGACCGCAACATCGATATCCTGGTACATAGCGATTCGAGTCGCGCCGGTGCTTGATCCAGTGTAAGGATCGACCAGAACGTCGAGACCGCCGAACATACCGATCATCAGATCGTTGAAGTTTCCGAAGATCACCGCAGAACAAACGCCAGAGCTTGTGCCCTTCGTCAAGTCAGACGGCACAAGCGTAGAGCTTGCGACGTTGTACCCGAGCAGCGTATTGGTGTCGTTCAAGATAAAGTTGCCTTCAACACCTGATGCCTGGCGGCCAGTTTGACGCATAGCGCCGACGACCTTGGGGTTCGTCAGGTATGCGAGGCTTCCAGACAGAGCGTTGTCGATTGCGACTTCCTTCTCGAGATCAACCAGCTTCGCGTATGTGATCGCTCCGCCGTTGGTTCCCATAGCAACCGAACCGATGCCGCTGGTTCCGGTGATGCCAGTGGGCTCATTAGAGCCGCCGCCTTCGATAGCCACTTCGTCGATCTTCGCCGCGAACTGGCGGGTCAGATCGTCGCGGATAACCTGCTCGACGCTAGGATCAGACTGCATAGACAGCTTGCGAGAGATGTCTACATACTGAACCAGAGTCTTGGGTGACATCGTTACCTGGCGGAACGTCGGAGCACCTTCAGAACCGGGAGCTGCGTTTTCAGCAACAAACCCGACTGCGGTTTTCGCGTTCAGCGCAGGAATGGCGACGTCGCCTTTCAAGCCCTGCATCATGCGAGCGCCCAGGCCAGAGATCACCAGGTTCGCGCGCAGCGCGTCGATGAACTCACCGCCCAGGTGATCGGTTGGCTTCAAAAATCCGCCGTTAGCGTCAGTGCCAGCAACCAGGTCACGCTTGAAGATGCTTTGCGGAACGTAGAAGCCGCGAGGCTCCTTGCCGTAGCGCTTGGCAAGCTCTTCAGATACTTCGCGCTCGAAGCCGTCAAAACGGCCAGTTTGCGCGGAGCGGATAGCGTTGATCAGGCTATATTGACGCTCTTCTTTTGGCGTCAGCTCAACATCAGCAACGTCCAGCGGCTTGTCGGCAATCTTGTCCAACAAAGCGCCGCGGAACTGCGCGAGCGTCATGCCCTGGCGAATAGCGTCGTCAGCGAATGATCGCTGGTTGTGCTTGGCAGCAAGGCCCAGCATTTCGTTCACTTCCTTGGATCGTTCGGCAGCGGCTTCCGCGCGTACCTGATCCAAATCGATGGGGTTTTCCTGTTCCATGATTGGAACCTCCTTTTCGATGGGTTTAATGGTAGCGGTGTCGGATACCTCGACCGAACGCCCCACGCCGACGGACGGGTCGGCGGGAAGTGAAACGATAGAGACCTCCATGATTTCGGCATCGATTACTCGGAACAAATCCTGCTCGGTTTTATCCCTTTCCATTCGCCGAACTTTGTACCCGATGGAGACATTCGAGCGAATGCCGTCGAGCACGTCCTGATATACCTCGCTGGCAAGCGCGCCCCTTCCGAAACGCACGGTCGCCCGGAGACGCCGAGCCGATCCATCGAGATTTACAGATTCAATGACCCCGATTTGTCGCTCGGGGTCGTGATCCAGCAGCAGCGGAGCGTTGCCAGATCGCAAAAATTTAAGGTCGAGCGTTTGCTCGCTGTGAACGATAAGCTCGCGACCGAATGACCGCTCGACTTCCATTTCGCTCGAGACGGACATATCGACGCGCCGATCATCCTTTTCCTCAATATCGGCGTCGATCATCCGATGGAATACTTCCGACTTAGAGAGTCGCTCCTCGTCGTAATCGCCGCCAGATTCCTCGATCTCGGGCTCGTCTGCCTCTTCCTCGGGCATAGACTTGCCGAACGTGATGATGATCTCGTCGTCCGTCTCGACGACGTTTTTGATATGTCGCTCTTCCACTGCGCCATCTCCTGATTCGTTCATTTCCTGAGTATACTCCGCCGCCTTCTCGCTTTCATCATCTGACGCCAGCGGATGGCCGTCCGGGAATAGATCGGTGTCGTGCTTGCCGCCCTGGAATCGGTCGTTCTTCATTGCAAATAGAAACGAATTCACCCTGGCATATCCCCACTGCTCCGGGGAACCGACGCCAGGGCGAACCGAGCCGGGGTTTGTCTTATAGGCGCCAATGCCGCGCTCCATTACTTTCCGCAGCATCCCGAGCGTCACTCGCCGCAGCGGATCGTCGCCGACTTCCTCATTGTGCTCGTCGCGCTTGTTCTCGAGCGCAGTCTCCACATCATCGGAGAGCTGGCGATCCTCATCTTCGTCATGGTGCGCGCGGTCGTCGTCTTTTTTGCCCTCGAGCTTTTTAATCAGCTCCAGGATCGCATCCTTCATGCCTTGCTCGCCCAGGGTGCCGATGACGCCCCACTTCATTTGCGCGACGACGCCGGCGACGTTGCTTTTGTTCGGCTCTTCGCTCGATAGATGGGCGCCATCCTCAAAATGACGCGCTGCCCAGGCTTCTCGCTCCTTGATCCAATCCAGAACCGAATCGGCTTCGTCGCCATCCCGCGCGCGTCCCCATAACCGGAATGCGTCATTGCCCCGGATGTTCCCACCCAGCGCCCATATCTCGGAGTTGAACTCCTTGATGTTCTCCGCGAAATCCCTGCTGAACTGCGGATATTCTGAGTTTCGCAGCGAAACCTTCAGATCGTCACCCTTCTGCGGGAAGTCAGTCGCCATCGGATTCCTCCGTCATCGCGTCGAACGATTCGCCGGTCATCAGATTGATTTTTCCGGGACCGTAGGGCGACTGTCCGCCACCGAACGGCTCGAACGCCAGCTTGAGACCGAACTGCTCGGCGAGCTGCTTGTCTCTGGCGATTTGCGCGAATACTTCCTCGACATCGCGACCATATACGTTCGCGACATCCTGCATCGAGATCAGTCCATTCGTTAGTGCGACGACGTGAGCGGTGATCTCTCGCTGCGGATCGACCCAGGCAAATCCGCGCGGTCGGAACTGCGACGCGCTGGCGAATTTGTCGAACTTGTCGATGGGCAAATTGACCGAGCCAATCGTGAACGCATTAATCAGCCACTTCTCATAGATCGGCATGACAAAATGGGTTATCAGATAGCTCTGAATCATTTTGTAAAAATCGCGGTCCTCGATGCTGCCCTGGCGGATGCTCGAGTAGCTGGTCTGCGTCAGATCATTCGCCAGTGAGTGATAGGAAACGCCGAGACCCGACGCGATGCCGCGAAGGATCGATTTCTCAAAATCACCGAACGCGCTGGTCGGATGCGACGGGTCCCAGGGCTGGAATTCCACATCCCTGGGGAGCTGGAAGAATGAGCCCGGCTCGGCGTCCGTAATCGGGACGATATTGTCCTCGAGGTCGTCGCCCATGAAACCCTCGCCGGACCTCGAGACGAAAAAGCCCATTTTGCTCGCAGCAGTCCGGGCAGCGACTAGCTCCGCCTCGCGATAACCGTGCAGCATCTTCAGCGATGTCAGCGCGGTCGACATCCAGGGGACGCCGCGAGTCTGCTGCGCTCGATCCGGTAGATACAAGTGCAACACATTCTCGGCGTCGACCCTTTGAGTCCGCCGGTCGTACTGGTGGAATTGGTAGTCGCCGGGATGCTCGGTGAGCATATGGTAAGCGACCGGGCGCCGGTATTGATCGAACTCGACGCCCATCCTGATCTCGTTACCATTCGGGGCGCGCTCGTTCTTCTCCTCATCGATCAGATCGGGCTCCAGGAACTCGAGCGCGAATCGGTCCTGGTTGCCGTCATAGTTGACGATTCGGACTAGCGCCTCGCCGTCTCGAGCCATAGACTCGACGACCATTGCCTGGGCATCGGCGAACGATAGCCGCCCGTCGACCGTGCAGCTCCCGACCTTCGACCATCTTTTCCATTCCTGCTCGATGATAGTGTTGCCGATGGTATCGAGACTGCCGTCGACATTCGTCGCCTTTACCTGGAGCGAAGCTCCGCGCTCTCCGACGACGTTAGTTTTTACCAGGTGAAGATATCGCCGGGCGTATTCGTTATTCCTGGCAAGCTCTCGGCAGCGATTCCGCAGCGTTTTCAGAGAATAGCGCAGCTCGGAATCCGCCGAGCGCTGCGATGTCACAAAATCAGAAAACAGCCGCCCGGTCGCAGCGCCATCGAATCCGCGCTTTTTTGCGACCGGCTTCGGCTTGCGTCGGAATATATCGAGCATTCCCATCAGATAAACCTCACCTTGACCGTCGACGCTGTTTTGCGCCCGAGATGAATTTGCTCGTGTCGCTTCAACGCCAGAACTTCGGAGTTGTAATAATCGCGCCACTTCAGCAGCTCATCGATGGACAGCTTGGTCAGGCTGCGGCCTTGAATTGAATAATTTGAAACGTCGGAATCAGCGCGACCCTCGAGCAGCGACTCGATTTTCGTCAGCATTTTCTCCGCGTGAATCCTGGGGTCGGCGTTGTTCGCGTCCAGGTCGACCAGAATGTCGAACGCCCCGCGATCCACGACGATGCGATTGCTGTCCGAATTTCTGACGATCTCGAGCTGCCAGTGATAATACCCGGCGTTATATCCCGCAGTCGTCGACGAATCCGCCGTGAATAGGTAAGCCCCGCCACTCGCGGTCCCGGCGATTTGTATTTCGCTGGCGCCGCCGCCGGTCACTCTGGCGATATATGTCGCAGTGTAGTCGTCGGTCGGATAGTCAGTTGTGAGGTCGGAACGCTTCCATTGAACATAGTCCCCGACGATGAAATTGAGCGGTTCCCCTTCCGGGGCGCTCGCGGCGTCGAATAGGTTTGCCAATTCCTACCTCCAGTTGTTAACGAATCCGCCCGATTTTCGATTCGCTTGCCGCTTCCTGGGCTCGGCTTTTTGGCCGTCCCCCTGGGGTCGCTGCTCCGCGATTTTATCCGCCAGTATATTGATATTGATGCCCGAAATATACAGCGCTGCCATAGCATAACACCGAACGTCAAGCGCTTCATTCCTTCGCCGCTTTTTGACCCATTGCCGCTTGGCATGGCCGCGAACGTATCGCGTCACAAGTTGCTCCGCCGTGAGCTGCAAGAAATACTCGGAATCTCGATTATTCGGGAAGTGACAGTATCCAGGACCGGGGTCGGTAATCCGCAGCCGCCCGTAAACCAGCTCCTTCGCAGTATCGGCGCCCAGGGGATAAAGCCGCACCTTGCCGATGTTGTTTTTGCTGGGGCGCCCGACCAGGGGACGACCCTCACCGCCGACGCCCTTGATACCGAACACCCGGCGCGATTCGCGCGATTTTATATATCGATATGTCGCCTGGGTATGGTGTCCGCCGGTATCGATGCAAGTCGCGCGAACTGGCAGCTCTCGACCGTCCGCCGTTTCATAGCTGGCAAACAAAACGGCATCGAGGTCCGCCCACACCTGGGGACCGCTGGGATCGCCGGGCAAAACCATATAGTCCAGGCTCCAGGTCTCTTCGTCTCGCCCGACGCCCACCAGCTCCAGCTCGAGACGGTCGTCCTGGACGTCGACCCCGGCGACGACCGCCACGACCTCCGCCGGCCAGGTGTCGCCCCAATCCTCCGCGCGATCCTCGAGCATATCCTGGTCGACGCTATCGCCGGCCTCTTCCCAGGTTTCCGCCAGGGAAACGTTCACAAAGGTCTGGAGATCGCCGCTGCGCTTTTTCTCGAGAAACGATTGCGCGATATCACCGAGCTTTCTGAAACAAGAATAAAGCTCGTTCAAGTGATAGCTGGCATGACCTCGGAACTCCCTGGCGCCACGCCACTCGCCGCGCCTGATTGCAGCGATGCGCTCGCCATCGCCCCACATAACGCCGCAGCCATTGCAGGCATATTTCGCGGTTTGTGGCTGATCTTCGTCCCATATCACATTCGACCAGACCAGTTTTTGACGGTGATCGCAGCTCGGGCAGGGCACATAAAAGTGTCGCTGGTCGCCCTGGATATAGGCGTCCTCGATCCAGCTCGCGTTTTTGATTGTCGGGGTGCTGATCTCGAGCAGCTTCCGCCGGTCACCGAACGTCGCTGCGCGCTGCCACAATAGTGAGACCGGGTGCCCTTCCTGGCTTTTGTCATAGCCGTCAGTCTCGTCGCAAACGATGAAAGGCGCCGAGCGTCCGCGCATGGTCTTGGGTGAACCCGACCAGGAAAACATCAGGAACCCGCCGGGGTAGCTCTTCATGCGCTGATTGTTGACGCCCTCGCGACCTCGGGGCTTTGCAATGAGCCCCTGGAGCTGGTCATTGCTATCCACCAGCGGATTGAATTTCGTCTCGAGCCAGGTCGACAAATCGCCCTGGGACGGCTGCATCATTATCTGGCTTTGCGGGTCTTGCCCGATCTTGAACGCCTGGGCGCATAGCGCGAGCATCGTTTTGCCCACCTGGGCGCTCCACATCAGCGTGATCCGCTGGCATTCCGGGTTCGCGGTCATATCCAGCGGCTCGCGCTGGTAGGGCGCGTGATCGAACCGGATCAAGCCAGGGACCGCGTTACCAATCGGAACCCGGACGTTCTGCTCCGCCCATTCGCTCGGCTTCAGATTCGGCGGGGGCTTTAGGTGACGCGCTGCGGAGCGGATCGTTCGCCGCAGTCCGTCGAAATTGCTGAACTCACTCGTCATCGTCGTCGGGCTCCAGGTCGAAGTCGCCGAGCGACTCGAGCGCCTGGTCGATCTCTTTCAGAATGACCGCCTTGATCCGCGTCTCGCTTTCTTCGCCCAGGATAGCGGTCGCAACCCGGCTCGGGACCGAGCGGATGTTTGTCTTAACTTCCGCAAACGTATTCGAGAGCGCGCGCTCGAGCTGCGCCAGGGGAACGACCTCGCCCTGGGCTCGCGATAGCTCCAGCTCGACTTTCGCCGTCTCCGCTGCGAGCTTGCGGCGCTTCAGCTCGCGCTCGTCTGCTTGTTCACCGCCGGCAGCGGATTCCTTCGCGCGTCGCTCGAGCCAGGCAGAAACCTCCGCCGTGTTGATTTGCCACGCCTTACCTCGACTGCCGCGCTGCGCGACCGGCATCCCGCGCTTGATCCAGGCGTCGACCGTAGTGTGCGAGATGCCGAACAGGTCAGCGATCTCCTGACGTGTTACGTTTTTTCCCCTAGTTGTTACCGGCATTCACACTTCCTGTTTCTTTTGGTAACACATTCATTATTCTCAATCTGAAAATTTGTTGCAGAATGCAAACACCGCGCTCGCGAATCACCCGCGGCATTTTTGACCTAAAAGTACCTTTTGCCGGGGGGTATGCCCCCGAGAGCCCATGAATCGCGCTCTGCTTAACGATCTGAATCTCATCGATTCTAGATATGAAAGCAAATAAGCCGCTCACAGCGACGATTCACGCAATCCTATCATGGGTGTGTAATTTTTTTATATAGCGCGTTTTTTGCGCTGCAAGCGCAGCGGGTATGGGGACGCCCAGGATATATCCGAGGCCCCAGGCCGGAACGCGCAGCGATAGGCCAGCCGTGCGCCGCTACCTGATCCCCTTCATCTCCCTCTGGAATGCTTTTTCAAATTGCTTATCAAAGTTTTTTGCAAACACACCTTTCGCAATTAGGAAATACGGAAATAAGCCGCGTCGATATCTTGCACTAGGTTCCCAGGCGACCAACATCGTCAGTGTTCCATTTCTCTCTCGGCGATAGATGCCAGGCTGAACTCCCTCACGCAATCCGAGCTGGACGTGATTCTCTTTCGCCAACAAAGTTTTAATGTAAGTCCGTGAAAGATTGCCGTATTTGTTCCGGCGCGCTCTCTCGGTTGGTATAGGTAACGCGCGTTTTTGCGGCGTCCTGGTGCCGCCGCGAATCTGTAAGTTGAGAGTTTTATTTATGCGCTCACCTCCAACGCGGAACTGGCCTCGAGGCGCGCCCGGTATCAGCTCCGCGACCAGTGTGTTGTATCGAGAGAATACGCCGACGAACCCCAGTTTGCCGCGCGGATTGAATATCCCGTTCAGCAAAAAAGGAGTCGGTCGGTCGAATACCTTTTGCGCCTGGGCGCGCTGCGCTTTGGCTGCGATGTTGGCGGTCTGATTGAGCGCTTCGCTCTCGGCGAACATCATCTTCTTTCGGACCTTCGGGAGATTCTTTTGCAGCTTTGAGAGATCAGTTGATACCTTAATCATCGCGCTCTACCTGGCAGGGGGGGGTATCAATGATATCAGCCAGGGTCGGCACCCCCCACCCCCCACATTTTTATTCGCAGGTGCATCAGCCGGTGGAGATACCACTGAGCTTTCTCGAGGTCTTTCTTCGCCAGCTCGAGGTCGTCTCGGTGTTTCTTGTCATAGCGCCAGAGATACTTGATTACGTTGCCGCGTAAATACCCGGCGAACTCCTCCGGCGTCATCATTGCCTCGATGGCAGCGATGCACTCGATGTCCGCCGTTCGATAGTGCTCGGGGTTAATGATGTCAGTCACTTATTTCTCCCGTCCGCTGAAACCGGACAATCTCCAGGGGCGGTTCTTTCGCCTCGCAGAGCGGGACGACAGATAGATCACAACAGACCGCCATATCCGTTCGCAGTCTCTCCGCCATTTTGTAAGCCGCTCGTATAGCGATATCGCAGTCCTCCGAATCCATCGCCGCCAGCTTTTTCCTGATTTCGTCATTGATCCACATCCTCCTGCCCCCGGTCTCGTTCTTCTCGATAAGCATCAAAACAATCGGGCTCGTCGTCGACGAAATCCCGATCATCATATTCTGGACAGTTTGGATGATGGCCGTCAATGCGGCCACATTCTCTGCACAGCCTCACTCGCAAACCTCCGCATATATCCCGCGATAGTCGGGCCAGGTATCGGCCTCGACGTTCGCGCAGTATTCCGCCTGCTGCCGCTCGGCTTCCGCCAGGTCACCGTCGCCGACGAAACTGAACGCAGCGACCAGGGCGATAATCGCCAGGACGACCCAGTGCTCTCCGATGTCTGTCATTTCATTCTCTCCCTAAATGGTGGGGCCGCTTAGAAAGCGGCCTTGATGTCTGCGAAGTTGTCGAATACCTCGGCAGCTTTGTCCATCAGCCAGGCTTTGAAATCATACCGCTGCTGATAATCGGCTTCGCTGGTGTAACCGTTTGCGTCGCTTCGCATTTGGATCATGTAGAGCTGATCCACAAGGAACTGCTCGTCGAGAGCGCGAGCCAGGCGAACCAGCGCCAGAGTGTGGTCATTGTCTCGAGTCAGGTCTTGGATTTCGTAGATGGTGAACTGGCTGATGTTTGACATTTTGTTTTCTCCCTTTGCGGCCAGGACCACCCCGGCCATGAGTTAAATCTACTCCTCTCCCCTCCCCATGTAAAGTTTTTTTACACTGTTAATTCATCCAGTATTTATGGGCGCCTTGACCTTCACCCAAACCTCGAGGCGCCGACCGTCTCCGATGCGGTTGTCCCACTCCAGGCTCTCGGGTCGCTGATCGACCAGCAGCTCGAGCGACTCCGCCATGCCGCCCTTACTTCCGCCGTGATACCTGTACAAATATCGCAGCTCGGTATAACTGACCGACCGACCCACGCATTCATTGAGAGCTTTAAGAGTCGCCAATGTGTCTACCTTTAACATTTCGCCGGTCTCCAAAATTACGCGACACGAAACCGCGGGGGATTGATTTGCCCCCCCCCGAGCGCTCCCCCAGGGCGCGAGCGGGGGGGCTGATTAAGCCCCCGCAGAGTGTCGCTGTAAAAGTCAAATAGACCACCCCACCACCACCCATATATATAGGGGGGGGTGGGTGGGTGGGTGTCTACTTTTTAGACAGTATTGTGAACCCCGTCCACTTCCCGTTCTGGTTCTTGGCGTCCATCACCTCATACCTGTCGCGGATGAACTCGAGCGCCTTCTCGTTCGACTTGCCGGTTTTCGGCAGCGTGATCCGCATCGGGCGCAGGTGAGCCGGGCAATCCGGCGACCTGCCGGTGCAGTGAACGTACCCGCCGATGTTTTTATCGATGATCGCAATGATCTCCTCGCGGATTGCTTCGTTCTTTTGCTCTTCGTCAAATCGATCGACCAGCTCCGCAGCGGCCTCGTCAAACGGCTTCCAATCCAAAATGGACATATCCATCGATCCGTTCTCGAACTCGACCGGGACGCGGTACATGGCGCCTTGCCAAACCGGCGGATGATCGACCAGGCGCCAGCGATCCTTTTCCCAATTCGCCAGCGTCAGATTCAGCTTTTTGTCGTATGTCACATTGATCGAATAGTCGATATTTCCGATCAGCGCCGACGCGCCCCTAGCTGATCGCCCCTCGGACATTTTGCTGGTGTGGTGAACCAGGGTAATCGTTCCCCGCTCGTCTATCACCGCCAGCACATGATCCTCGAGCGATTTGATGAGCTTTGATGCCTCGCGGTTATCGTTCTCTTCAAATGAGAACATGGTCGCAGTCGTATCGAAAAAAACGCCGGTCGGCTTGCTGGGCAGCTCTTTTATCCATTCCCCCATGCTCTCAATATGCTCGAGCCCGAGCGACATGGTGGGCAATGAGTAGAGATTGAATTTTCGGGGTCGGTCGCCCAGATATGCTTTCATCCGGCTGCGGATGTGCCCAATCGATTCCGAGAACAGAATGACGTCGCCGGGCACGATGGCGATGCCCTGCCACTCGGTCTCCCCGGCGATCATTGCAGCGATCAGGTCGCACATCAGATGCGACTTTCCGCTATTGCTGGGTCCGTAGATCATGCCGACCGACCTGGCGGGGATCAGCTTCTCGAGCATCCACGCCGGCTCCCGGACGATCCAGTCCCAGGGCTCGGTCGATACCTCGGCGAACGGACCCGCCTGGACCTTTTGAACATCGATCATCCTGCTCGCTAAAACATCGAAGTCAGACACGCGCACCCCCTTAGCATCCATTCTTTTCCGCTGATGACCTGGTGAAACGTCATAAATTTCCGCAGGTCTTTTTTTGTCATTTTCAGATCATGGTTTTCCAGGTTACCGACGAACGTCTCTCGCCAGATATACATATCGACGAACTCCTCGGGGCTGCACCTGGTCAGCAGCCGGACGGCATGGCGAGCTTGAACCCGCCAGGCGCTTGATACCGGGACGCCATCATCGACTGCCCGGCAGAACGCAGCCAGGAATGTTTCGACCTCCGCGCGGTCGACCTTCCCGGAATACTCGACTTTCGGCCTGGTGTCCTCGACCAGCCCCGCATCGGTCAGCCAGCGCGCCAAATCCTTGAACTGACACCCCTGGCGGCAGTGAACGATTAGGTTGTGCTGGCGTCCCTGGCGGACGTGAAAACGGTCCTGCCCACCGCACAGCGGGCATGGACCCTTGTATTCACCGCCGGCTCGCTTGAGCCCGAGAACATCCGCGACCGCTTTCGGGTCGCCTAGCATCAGAACGGAATATCGTCGTCTTTTTGAGCTGGCGTCTCGCCGCTAAACTCGGGCGCCACGCCGGCTTTCTGTGCCGGCTCGAAGCGCTTGACGCACCAATCTCCGTCGCGATCTTTTGAGACCAGAACGCGCAGCTCGTGCATTTGCAGCTCGACCGGATTTTTCTCGTCCTGGATCGAGTTGATCCCGACCGCGTTCATTATGTTCGCCAGGATGCGGTAAGCAATCTCGCGAACCTCATCTCGAGGATGCGCGACGTTCAGGTTTTCCCACAGCTTTTTGCCGTTGTAATCGGTCAGACTGAACCGAACCGAAACGTAGTTGTTCCCGGCTGCGCTGGTCTTTTGCATCACTTCGTCGATTATCGCCGGGGTCCAGCCTTCCTTCAGCTCAATCCCGCCGCTGCTCTCGCTTGTATAATCGCTTGCGTTAAATGCCATTTTTTAGTCTCCCTTTGGGTAGTACGTCCAAAAATCGGGGCTCATTGGATCGAGCCCCAGGTGAAAAAGCCGCTGATAATCAGCGACCGTTGCAGCGAAAACGATCTCGCCGCGAGTTTTAACGAACCGACCGACACAGAAAACCGCCGGCTCGTAATCCCACAATAGCAGCAGGGTCTCCCCCAGCTCCGCGTTGTCGACCGGAGCGCTGCTCGACCAGGGTCGCAGTATTCTCTCTGTCATTTAGCCAGCGCCCCCGCGAACTCGGACCAATCGAGCGGCATTTCCGCCGGCAGCCCGTAGCGGTTTTTAGCGACCCACGCCGGGCGCTCCTCGGTGTACATGACCCGATCCCCCTGGCCGTGGCCGCGCGTCCTTGTGCGACCTCGGTCCTCGGTTTTGATCGTCTGATACTTTTGATTCGCGAACAGGATCGCGTCCGAGTGCTCGCTCACCAGGTCACAGGCTTTCGCTTGGAGCTTGATGACGAAACGGTCGAAGCTCTCCGCGTCTGGCGCCTCGAATCGTTTGATCGAGCTGTGCGCGATTAGGACCGACGTCATTTTCTTCGCGTCGCGCAAGTAATTCATGCGGTCCAGGAACTCCCGCCAATAGCGCAGCGCCTCGACATAGCCGCGCCCATAGCCCGGCTGCTCGATGGTCGACCATTTGTTCTGCTCGCAGGTATGCGACCAGATCAGCGGCTCGAGCCAATCGAGAGAGTCGACGACCAGGGTCCGATATTTGTGATCCTCCTGAATCAGCGAATCAAGCGCAGCGCGCACCTCGAGATAGCTCGTCGGCTTCGGAAATGCGTCGACCTCGATTTTGCCGAGCCCGTTCTCAATCGGCAGGAAAATCGGGCTTTTCGCCGACGCCGCGAACGTCGTTTTCCCGATCCCCGCCGGCCCGTAGATCAGAACCCTCGGCGGCTGCAGGTCACCGCCCTTTTTTATGTCTGCAAGTTTCATTGAATGGTCTCCCCTTTTAGTTTCAGTCGCACGTTTGCGTGGAATAAATGATCTGGCGGGAATGTCCCACGGAAGTCGCCGGGATCAGATAGACCCTCGAAAACGCAAAAATTCGCCCCCTCATAGGTTTGGTTCAAATCCTCGCGCACGGATTGTGCGATCTTCAGATCGGCATAACACCCGTCCATGATTCCGCTATGTAAATCGATCAAAACGTAACGATTTGAGTTTTCTTTCCACATTCAAATTGTCTCCCTTATTAACCCACAAAAAAGCTCGAGCCCTATCTCGGCAGTGCTTCGATAGTCCTCGGGCAGAAAAATATCGTCCTCCCATTCAAACAGCACCAGAACCCGCCAGGGCTGACGGTCAGCTCGGAAACAGACCGCCGGCGCCTTGCCGACTTTGTTCGCCTGGATCACGGCCTGGTGCCAGAACGCCTTTTTGTCCGCGTCGGTGATCTCCGCGTATCGCTTGCATTCGATAGCCCAGTGATCGAGCCCGATCAGATCGTGACCGCCGCCGAACGACTGCGCGAGATTCCGCTCGAGTCGGATGCCTGTCCATTCCTCGATGGCGTGGATCAGCTCGCGCTCACCAGCGGCGCCTTTGTTCCGGCTTTTACTTCCCATTGATCGGAGAGACCTCGCGCTCGGCTTTCATCTTTTTCCAAATCTCGCGCCTGGTTTGCTCGCGCCACGATTTCGCGAATGCGAACCCGAACGCCACGCATAGCGTGATCCACATCGGGGACGTCACCCATAGCCACGACCATTCGAGAATGCCGGCGAGCTTGAGCCCGACGAACAGCAGGAAAAAATTATCGATCAGGTGACCGAGCCGGTTTTTATCTTCGATCATGGCTAACCTCACCGAGCCGAATTTCAGCGATCAATACCTCCGCCTGGATTCGCCGCGCTTCCGGGATTTCGTCCTTTCGACGCCAGTGATAGATAGTCTGCCTGGTGATCCCCAGGGCTCGAGCTGTTTGCGATACGCCGCCAAACGCAGCGATGATTTCCTCGAGTGACATTTCGGTCGCTCCTTTACATTGACCCGGCGAGCGTATCGCGTAACATTGCGGGGTGTCAAATTATTAAACAGGGGGCCATATGGTCGGCAAATTATCAGACGACACCAAAATGTCGGGATCGCGCATCCCGGTCCTTTATTGCTGGAAGCATGGGATTCCGCATCCCTGGTCAACGCCGAACGACGAACTGCGGAAATCGATCCAGGCAGCAGCCGGAGAGAGTCGGCATTCCGACATCGGCGAGCCGGGGATTGTCGGGAACTTGCTCGAGCCGGTGCTGATCCGCGACTGCTGCGCGCACCTGGGCATTCCCCAGGCTGATCTGACGCCGGACGTCATCAAGCTCCACGACTTCGAGGTCTCATGCGATGGGATCACCCAGCTCGAGAGCCCGGTCGACATCCGCGAGAACGGCATCATTCGCGTTGTGGGGAGCGATACGATCACCCTGAGCGGAACCATTCCCATCGAGTGCAAAGTCACCACAGCGCCGCCTACAGACGATATACCGCTATATCGGGGTCCGATTCAGCTCCAGGCGCAAATGATGGCGACCGGAGCCAGTGCTGGGATCATTGTCACATTGCATCGAGGTATCGAGCGCCGGATTCATATATTCCAGGCGGACCCGGATATCCAGGCGGAGATCGCCGATATTTGCAGCGACTTCCGTCGCCGGGTTGCGGCTGCTGATTGGTATCTGCCGGTGAACGTCGACGACGCCGTGATCCCCCCAGGGGAGAAAAACGAAACGCCGGTCGACCTGGGCGATGCGATTGCGAATGACGTTTATCACCTCGAGACGCTGCGCGAGCATCGGACGCAGCTCTCCGATGAAATTGCGGAGCTGGAGCTGAAAATTATGACCGCGATGGGGGATTCGACTATCGGCCAGGCGGGACCGTACCGAGTCGAATGGCCGACCCGAAACTACAAGGCGCAGCCGGAGCGGATTGTGCCGGCAAAAGAGGCGCGCACGATACGATTGAAATCGCTGATCGTTAAGGATAGTATCTAAGTTGCGACTGTTTGATACTCCCTTTCAGTCGTAAACGTTTGAGTCTAGCCGCCTCCGGGCGGCTTTTTTAATAGTGCTCCTCGCCGTCCCCTTCCTCGATCTCGTATTCCTCGACTTCCTCGACGTCCCATTCCTCGGCATTCATTAGCGCCTCGTATATTTCCTCGGTCGCCATATCTATCGAGAGACCCTCGGGGAAGAGCTGAGTGTAAATCATGGCGCAGCCAGGGCGACCGCGCTCGGGCAGCATCATCAAAATCTCGCCGGAGCGTATATACAGCTCCCCTTGTTCCGTCATCAGCTTAATCATCAAACCGATTTCCCTTTCTGGAATTTTCCCTCGAGGTCAGTATTTGCAGATTCCAGGGGACGTGCAGACCGCAAACCATCTTTCCGCGCAGCGGAACAATATGATCGACCGAGTGCGGGATTCCCGTCTCGGCGGTCACGGCTTTTGCCTGCCGGTAAATGTCAGCGATTGCCGCCTGGACAAGATCATTCTCGCGCAGGACATTCGCGCGCTCAATGTAAAGCCGGCGCCGCTCCTTCGATCTTCGGTGAGTCTGCTGATACTTAGGTCTGACGTATCGCGCAGCGTACAAGTGCCGGGCGTTTTTTCGGTAGTGCTCGCGCCAGTATTCGACCCTGGAGCCACGTTCCTGGTCATACTCCCGCCAATATGCGCGCTTTTCTGCGCGCTCCCTGGGGCTCATTGTGGCGGTTTTGATGGCATTGCAAGTAGCGCAGCATTTGTTCGCGGTGTAACGGGGCGCCAGGTGACCGAACTTGCACGGCTTCCCGGTGAAATAGTATGCGGCCCTATTCTTCCGGGCCTGTTTCGCTGACCCGATCAGATTTTAAACGGGCGGTTTATCCTCCCTCATAGCGTCCGAGAGTCTTTTCGCCCTTGCCCCCACTTGCTCGGCCCATTCAGACCGCAACATTTCGTCCGCTGCCTCGGCGAATCTTTCATCGCGCATATACCCGATGGTTCGCTTGAAGTTGAGAAAGCCGAACGTCCCCAGATTGAAAGCCATGTTCAGCACGACCATTTGCCTGGTCTCGCTGAGATCGCGCCACTCGGGAAACAGCTCATCCAGCTCGCGCATCAGGCGCACAATGTCGCCCTCGAGCATGAATTGCGCCTCGGCTTTGGTGATCCCGGTATCCTCCAGGTTTCGACCGACGCCGATTGTGAGCTTCCCAGCGGTGCAGTAGTACGGCTTGAGCTTGCAGCCTTCATCAAGCTCGAGCCATTTCGTTAATACTTTGAAGTCGACGCCATCCGTCATTTTTGATTGTTTCCGAACTTCTGGAGCGCGCCCTTCGCCAAGTCGCCCATGTAGGGCGCCGCGAAGTAAAAGCCCAGGATAAGCATGACCGCCGGCGTCATGGTGTCAATTCGACCGTCCAGGATCGCCGTGCTCTCCGCGAGCTTGTCCGCTGCGATATCTCCGACCCCTATCGAGATCAATGAGCTGGCCGTCGCCGCGATAAACATCAGCAGCCACACCCCGGTGATCGCAAACGCGATGACGCGCCGCGCGAGCCTGGAGCCGCTGGTCGACTCGAGCCATTTGATGGTCATCTGTCGAGCTTCGGCCTCGGCCTGCATCAGCGCCTCGCCCTGCTCTTGTTTGGTATAAAAAGATTTATCGATCAGTCCGAACGTTTTATCGATGATC